GCAGGGGGTGCCCTGCATTTGTATCGTTTGTACGGTTTCCATTTTTCAACGGAACCGTACGAAACGAAACACATGGGCTGTTAGCCCATGTTATGGTGTTTATATACAACCAAAAATTCTGGTTGGGCACAAACACGCACCCCCTGGCCAAACGACTATCGTCTGGGCTTCTCTAGCAGATTTGCTCTTGGATTTGTATTCATGAGCTTACCTGTTCCAAATCGAGAAACGAGTTCCTCGACGCGGTCTAGATATGAAGTCCCGGCTTTCGCCGGCATCCACCTCCAAGCGATTCTTGTCTTGAATCGTCTTATCGACCTCTTCAAGTGTCCCTCACCCCTTTGTATTAGAGGCGTAAGGAAGAACTTTAAGAGAGCAGGATACCCATCCAGCTTGTCCTCATGAAAGAGAGGACAGATTACTGGGGCTCGAACTTCGAGGTACTGAAGATCAGGATTCCATTTCTGGTACCCTGACGCTCCCGTACGCGATATCCATCCAAGTGCACCACTCTCACGAGAGACAAGCGGAAGAGGACCTAAATTCTCTTCAACTTCCTTTCGCAAGATATCGGATGCATGGTACAGCCCGACGTCCCAAAGTTGGTTCGACGTACTGACCCATGATCCAAGTGTACTGGAGTCGACTGGAGTTGTTACTGGACCGACTCGGAAATAAACAGGTGTCACATCGTGACCCTTGTAAACGTCCAAGCCACAGCTCTCCCGGAAGTTTCCCTCCGAGAAAGACTTCTTCTGGTTGACTTTTAGACCAAAAGATTCGATCCAGTCTGTCACCTGACGTGAGTAGCGCGTAGGTACGATAATATCATCACCGTACACACGCACCACCCTAGAGGTGCGCCTGACGTCCCAGACCGAGGGGGCAGAATACCCCTCTGAAAACAGAATCGCGGCGATCGCTATGTAAGCGAAGACGCAACTCTGAACTGGAAACGTTAAGGCGTTACCCATACCGGCGAACTTGTGAATGCGTTTTGGAAGCTTATTATCCTCAACGCACTCGCTTCTACACTGATCCATGCAGGTGAAGAAGTCTGCATGCCGCCCAAAACAAAGCTCAACTAAGTTATAACTGAGCAAGTCACTGGCGGAGGAAAGGTCAATTGTAGTCCATTCTCCGGTCTGAGAGCCTAACAGAGCCAAGTATTGGTTATAGCTCTGGTCGGTCAGTGCTAGACAGTTCTTCAACACTTTGCAACGCTCAATTTCTGAGCGAAGCACAGTGTTGAGCCCTTGCTGAATAAACATGTTCAGCACGGGCTCGACAGTTATCGTTCGTCGCGACGAACTATTTTTCGCAACGGTGACGAGTCTAGCGCAGCCTCTAGGAGACAGTCCATGAGAGCGCTTCGGGTGATCCCGTTCCTGGAACAACTGATGGGTAAAACCACCAGAGTGCTCCAAGATGATCTCCTCGGCAGTGCGGTTAGCACTAACGAAGAGGTCGAGGGCGTACCATTCCGAAGCTGTGCACAGAGAAAGTTGCACAAAAGCTGCCCACCACTTCTGGTTTGCAGCCAATCTCTCACAAACGGCACCCGGACCGTGTTTGGGGCGGATCTCACTGGGACGCCATTCAGGCAACCCAACGAGCGAAAATCCCGCGACACGTGAGAGCAGACTTGAACGCAGAGGATTGAATATTTCTCTGCAATTTGATTCTGCATCCCAAAAAGTTCGTACTGCGGAATTGTGTAGGGTTTCTTCTCTACCCAATCCGTGAACGTACTTCTTAAAGAGTCTAAGAACCTGACGAAGGTTCTTAATGGCCCGAATACATGGGCTCTCTCTAAGGGATCCGGTTCTATGATCGAACACTTTGCACAGCAAACCCGAAAACAATCTCGGGAGAGCTCCTGAACGGCATTTTCGAAAGCCGGTCGGGCAGGCAAAACGTCCCGTTGTAATACCGTAGTCAACGGCATCACATAAGGACGAAAGAGCGACGGACAAAAACCCTTCGCCCTCGTGTTCGTAGCGTGCCTTGATTGTGACGTAGTCATGATCAAGTCCTTTCACGTCTGGCTCTAGCCGTGCTATATCTTCAAGCACGGCTTGAAGGAGTCTCACTACGAGCGGACTTTTCATCAGTACCTCCTTGAGGCTGCTGATTCCGAGCCATGCTCACTTTTCCACCGTCAAATGCTCGAACTGGGCGGACATAACGTCCGCCCAGAGCTGCGGGAAACACCAGTACTTACCAGAGAGTTAGCACAGAAAACCGTGCTACTTTGTCTGGATAATTGGCGTTTCCGGAAACAGCAATTCGAGCAACTGAAGACGGTCAGTCACGAGAACGGTGCCACCTGCGGCTAAGGCAGTTAGTAAAATTGCCAAAACCCGCAGGATGCGCTGTCTTAGGGTCATAGAAGACCTTTCTGTCAAAACCAATGAATCCCAATGCAACGTTGATTACGTTACGATTGGAAATTCAAAAGTTTCGTCGTCGTGACTTCTGCGTCTGCCAAAGTGTCCGTCAAGGCTTTCACTAAGGCCACCATAGCGGCCGTCGTGAAGCCGAATTGCGGAACAGTAAACGACAATGACGCCGTCGCAGTTTGCTTCGACGTCAGACCCGTGTACGGAGAAACAGCGTCGACAGTATAGCGAATTTGCATATAGTGTCGATCGCCGCTCTTTCCAGAACCGTGGTTGATGATGAGATCATAACGGTCTACACCATCATGTCGCCTCTGTGAACCGAAACCGTCGCTCTTAGTAACATAGAAATTGAGCGCCGGCGTTGGTGCCGCGGCAGCAACAGCAATTGGATCAGTAAGCATAGCAACTCCTGAGGTTGGCTGAACCCGCAAAATGCGCTTTCAGCTGTGGGCAAACTTCGCAAGAAGTGCGCCTAGAATAGCGAGTTGTCCGCCGGCCAATGTGGTCGGACGGGATAGAACTTTCGCCCCAGACAACGTACTCACATCAGAACGTTTCTGATATTTGTACCGTAGATTGAAACTGTTGTTGAATTTCGTAGTCGAAGGACTACTACTATTCGAAGCAGGGTCAATCGTCTGTACAGTACGAGTATTGTTTCTGGACCAAACGCACTGACCGGTCACTTTACCTTCTGAAACGTAGGTTAGGTAACCGTAGTTGAAAAGACTTTGGTCTTTAGCGAGTTCGTTCATTAAATCAACGTAATCGCCAAGACCCGAGAACCAATCAGCTAACCAACTCCAAGGGACAAGTTCATAAACGTCACTTGGGTTTGGGTTCAGTCCGAACTTGTGGGTAGTCAAATCATCCCGCAAGATCGGTACGTCTACATTAGGAAACTTAAGTGTGTAAGTGAGAGCTGATCTAAGCTCCCAGTTCCTGACGGCTGTTGTGCCGGCAGACACAAAGGTTTCGTTTTGCAGCGTTTCGCTGGTCCACGAAGGCGTAGGAACTAGTGCGTCGCGCCCCTTTCTTTTGGCGCGAAACACAGATGGCATCCCGTTACGATCTATAAGGCGATTAACTTCCTTTGTGATCGTTTCAGGTATAGCCAACAGATCCAAGATATCCTTAACAAGCGGTTCCCACCCAAACTTCATATTGAGGTATTGGTTACCAAGACCTTTCGAGGTCAAGATAGAAGGGTCCGCTTTGTAGAGAAGAACGGTATTCCGATACAACATCGGAAGATCTTTCAACTCGGCGAGGTTCCGTGTTAAAGTATATACTCTGGATGTTGGCAAAGAGTCCGCCAACAAGGAGTACCCATGCTTCGAGATTGTACTCGTTCGCAAGGAGACTTCATTAGTCCGGAGTGCCTCGATTGAGGATGCAGGGATCCATGCCCAAGAGCCGTACAAGTTCGAGTTATACCTAGTGTGCTGTTCCCACCATTGAATATAGGCGGGGTCAGGATAGTTAGGCGAAACCACGATTCTTTGATCGAGGGTATGAAAAGTATTTCGGCCCCCGATCTCAATCGTTGGATGGAATAGTTCAAATTCTCCACCCTTCGAATTGATAGGTCGTGTTCGAACTGTAGTATCAGCAACGAACCCGGTGTAGTTGGGCTGTTTAGTGCCCTGATTAACTAGACCGTATGAGTTGTTATGCGTACAAGTTATGGGGCCCCGATGCCCAATTGGGAAATTCGGGTCTCCATCAGGAGAATTCGCACATATTTCCTGCAACGTGTTGGTCTGTGAAGACCTACCGACTGCCGGACCTATGGACGGAATCTTCCGTACGCGGTTCGCTGGAGTGATATGCATTGTAGGGAATTCGTAGTTCGAATAAGGGTTCAAGGCAAATGCCAAAGAACCAATTAACGAAGGTCCGAATACCAAATATGCAAACCGCTCTAGTCCGTTCTTGGACATAGTTGCTAACTGTTTTGCTCGCGTCTCATAAACTTTATGAGGGTCTAGCGTCCCTGTTAAGTCAGAGTAAGGAATTCTGACTCCAGTGAACGTCGGATCTTTAACCACGGGCATTTCAGTTTGCCTCCATTTAAACAATGCGGCGTGAAAGGGATGGAAGAATGGATCGCCAATCCATTCGGAGGGGGTAGAACCCCCC